TCCGATCTCGAGGGGATGAGGAGGGGGCCATTTCCGCCTACCTGGACGCGACGGCGGCCGGTCACGGCGTGGGAAAGTCCGCTCTCGTGGCTTGGATCACGCTGTGGAGCATGGCGACGTTCCCGGATACCCGCGGCATCGTCACGGCCAACACCGACACCCAGCTGCGCACTAAGACGTTTGCCGAAGTGACGAAGTGGTTCAATCTCTGCCTCTTCAAGTCGTGGTTCCGCATTTCGGCGACGTGCGTCTGTAGCCGGCAGAAGGATCATGACAAGACGTGGCGCTTTGACGCGATTCCTTGGTCCGAATCGCGCCCCGAAGGCTTCGCTGGGCTACATAACGCCCGAAAGCGCATCATGGTGATTTTCGATGAGGCTTCCGCCATTGCCGACATAATTTGGGAAGTCGTCGAAGGTGCCATGACCGATAAGGACACTCAGATTTTTTGGATGGTTTTCGGCAACCCTACGCGAAACACCGGGCGCTTTTACGAGTGCTTTAACAAGTACCGGCATCGTTGGGTGCATCGTCATGTGGATGGGCGGACGGCTATCGGAACGGACAAGAAGAAGATTGCGACGTGGATTCAGGACTACGGCATCGACTCTGACTTTGTGCGGGTTCGCGTTCTGGGGCAGTTCCCGTCGGCGTCTTCGCTGCAGTTTATTCCGCGTGCCATAGTCGATGAGGCGATGCAACGACAGTTGGAGCACTGTTCATACTATCGACAGGTGGTGATTCTTGGTGTGGACGTGGCGCGGTTCGGTGACGACGCGTCTGTCATCTGTTGCAGGATCGGGACCGATGCCCGGTCTTATCCGGCAAAAGAGTTCCGCGGCCTGGACGGTTGGGAGTTGGCGGCGAAGATTGCTGATGTCTACAACGAATTCCGACAGAAGGGCGCCCGAAAGGTTGTTATCAATGTGGACGCCGGCGGCGTGGGGGCGTCCCCGATTGACTGGCTGCGGCATAACGGTTATCCGGTGAACTCCATCAACTTCGGTGGCGGGGCAACGAATACCGAACGCTACAAGAATCTTCGAGCGGAAATGTGGGGGCGTGGGCGCGAATGGCTGAAGGCCGGCGGCTGTATCGAGCAGAACGACGATCTTGTGACGGACTTGACAGGGGTTGAGTACGGCTATACGCCGACGAATCAAATTCTGCTCGAAAGCAAAGAGAGTATGAAGGATCGCGGTCTGTCGTCCCCAGATCATGCGGACGCGCTGATGCTCACGTTTGCCGTTCAAATGAATGAGTACCTGTCGGAGATGGAGCACGCTCAGCCGCGTAACGGTCGTCTGGGGGCGCATACCGTTCGGGACCCGTATGCGTGATGTGCGCGTAGCCTGGTGAACGCTGTTGACAATGCCTCTCATCTTTGAGGGGCTTTTTATGGCTGTAGGAAACGTAAAACGATTAGCAGGGCCTTTTACCGGGGCCGGGACAAAGATTCTTCCGTTTGGCTTCAAGATTTTTGAGCCGACGGACGTATTTGTCGCCCTGGCAGAAAAAGAGAATGATCCTCCGAAAAATTTGGAATACAACGCGGATTACTCCGTGGAAATGAACCAAGATCAGGAGGCTACGCCCGGTGGTACGGTGACTCTAACGAATGCCCTGAATGAAACGCAGATCGTATCGGTTGGGACGGACATTCCCTACACGCAGACCACTCAGCTCACGAATTACATCCGCTTTCCGCCGGAAACGATAAACACGGCGCTTGACAGAACGGTCGTGCAAATTCAGCAGCTTGTCGAGCAAGTCAGCCGCGCGCTCATCACCGATCCGACAGACACGATCACCCCTCGTCAGCTGCGCGATAAGTTGCTCGCCGCGGTGGACGACGCTATCGCTGCAGCCGGGGCGTCCAAGGAAACGCTTGCCGCCTGCGAAGCCATCAAGGGCTTTATCGAACATTACTCGTGGGATATCCCCCACCTGGTGAACTCCCTTGAAGAGGTCGAGGCTTATCCCTACGACGGGTACTTCTGGGTCAAGGGCTACGGCAATCCGGGAAACGCCGGGGAGGATATTTCGAACAGGTTGGTGGGCGGCCGCACGTTGGCTCGTTGGTCTGCGGGTATGCCGGTTGTGGTGTATGCCTCTCCCGACGGCGATGGGGATGGGTCTGAAGGGGCTCCTTTCTCCCTCGAAGGATTGTCCACTTTTTTATCGTGGTTTAAAGCAAGCGTTGAAGTTCACCTTGCCGACGGCATCTATGACGCACCGAGCGGCCTCAGTTTGTCAGCACAAAAGACGACGTTAATAGGGAGTTCGTCAGCCGCTGTGATACTCGACTGCTTCGGGGGAAAGGGATACGGTATTTTTTCTAAAGACTGCCAACTTACAATTTCAGGTGTCGCGGTCAGAGGAGCCGCCCTTGACGGTTTCCGGCACCAGGGTGGTAGTGTAGCTTGCACTGACATCAGAGCTACGGAATGCGGCCACGCTGGATTCAGTGCGCTGGGTGACTGCGTAGTCTCTGTACAGAATGCTGCGGCCGATAACAATGCGTGGAACGGCTTTTCCTTTACCCAGGGGGCTTCTGGAAATGTTTACGGAAGCTCTGCTACGGGAAACAAGCTGAACGGGGTTCATGCCAACTATTGCGGTAACCTGTATTTCAGTGATTTTATATCCAAAAATTCGGGTAGCAGCGGCTTTTTCCTCAGTGGATGCACTTCAGTTTACCTTGACAAAACCGAAACGAATAACAATGCGGTTGCAGGCTTGCTTGCTAGTGGACTGTGTCGTGTCAGCGTACAAAATTCTTCCGCTACAGGGAATCCCCGCGGCTGGTTTGCGGAGTACGGTGCCTCCGTTACTCTCTGCGATTGTGATACTGACGGCGACTCAGTAGGAGCGACGAGCGGCTGGGGCGGCGTCGTCGCCGAATACGGCGGTGCGGTATCCCTGGCTCATGGCTCTAAGAATTTCAATTTCAAGAATTATCGTACAGCGCTATACGCTCTTAACGGCGGTCGAATAGACATAACGCGTCCAAGTAGCAAGTATCTTGCTTTTACCAATTGCACCTATAAGTCATCTCCTGCATTTGACGCGATCGGTAATAACGGCGGGCAAGTCTGCGCTGGCGAGACTCAAGGGGTATCCCTGCTGGACTACTTGCAGACCTCTGGGCAGGTAGGCGACGCGGTTCCGAAAGGCGCTGCAGACCTAAATAACCTCCTGGATTCAGGGGTTTATACATGTGATGGCAGTGCTTCAAATCTTCCGTCAGGTTTTGGCCAGACCATCGTAATCGTTACTAAGCGCGCTGTCTCAAACGCTACGCGGAAAATCATTCAGACCGTCTACAACCTTTCAACCCCTGGGATCGCAATTCGCTTTGGTCTATGCCCAAACGGCGACGACGAAACTGTCAACTGGGGCGCCTATACCAAACTCGCAACGGCTTAATCATGACAATCCAATACCATTCCGGCGTCGCCCTCGCCAAGAAGAAGGGCAAGGATATTCACATCGTGGAAACGCCCGTCGGCATCGGCGATATGCTGCCGGTGATAGCCGAAGGTTCGAGCGTGTCCCGAGTGCTGCGTAAGCGGTTCGCGGACGTGGTTAACGTGAAGGATTTTGGAGCGAAGGGCGACGGAAAAACCGACGACACTCAAGCCTTTAGAGTTGCTTCAAAAGCCAGGAAACCGGTTTGGGTCCCCGGTGGCAAGTACCTTGTCACTGGGCATGTTGAGGGCAACTTCTACGCCGAGTCTGGAACGGTCTCAATTGTCGGAGGTCCGACCGTTGTGCGAAGCGAAAGCCTCAAGGACTATCGTAAGGAGGTGCTTTTCGTCGGCAAAGGTACGCTTCCGGTTTTCTCTTTCGTATCTGAGCGATGGGGTGCGGGAGCCAAGGTATCAGTTCAAGGCCTCGCGGTGGATGAGGACTGGAATTTCTACGTCACCTGCGCAGTCGATAGTAAACAACAAAACGCTTCTGACAATCTGTTTGTAGTAATTAAGTTCAATGATCGGTTTGAGTACGTCGGTGCGGCGTGCTTTGAGTCTGAAAAGTACGTTGAGCAGATCGTCGTTGGCGAAGGAAAACTGGTTTATGCCGGCTCGTCCAGCGAGCTTTTTGAGCATGACTTGTCATCTGTCACGTGGTCAAATGACTTTCACCTTTCTGCAAGCTGTGCAAAACGAAAGATCGCTCTTGAAGGTTTTGATAACGACTTTCAACTTTATGAGCACGCGGGAAAGTTCTATAACTCGTGCAGGTCGAAGTTCGCTGGTTCTCAAGCAGAAAGTGTTCGTCGAGACTATATCTTCGCGTTTGACAAGGACACCCTTACTCCTGCGGGGGTGATGAAGTTCGATTTCAACGATGTCGGCTGGGGTGGTACGCTGTCTTCAGCGAATACGGCAACGCGAAAGGCTTATCCTAAGCGTCAGTCCTTTTGCGTGACTGATACGGAGATCATCTTTGCTGTCGGCGCATACTGGTCAGCGAGCTTTCCAGATGGCGAAGGCTATCGTCGTCAGGGCATCAAAACCTTCACCAAGAAAGGAGAGCTAAAAAAGACTTTACTTCTTGATCCGCGCAAGTTCCGTGCAAAACTCCAAAGTGTCGGCATACAGGCTCAATACGTTGAAACGGAAAGCGTCTGCGAGCGTGACGGACAGGTCTTTAGCCTCGTAGCGACCGGGGAAAGTGATCGTTTCGTGGTCTTCTGCGAGTTTTCAGATAGCGCATCGGCTATCGACTTCTCAGACTGCAAGTCAGAAGAAACACTGGCTAAGCAGGACCCCGTACTTTTACTGTTTGGAGGTCTTCCTGTAAATCCCCTTACAGGAGAAGCCTTGGGGACACTGGCGGACGTTCTTGTGTTTATGCGTGATACTGCGACGCAGGAGCTGTCCTTTACAGCTTTCTCTTCGGATTTCGACGTTACACCATTGGGGGTTGCACAGACGATGACATCAATCCGTATTCGGTCGAGATACGGTAGCGCTTACTTGATCGACTACATGACTTCTGATAAACAGGGGGCGGGTGCCGCCTATGCAGTGCTGTCGGCGTCAAATACAGTGTCGATTACTCCAATATCTGTGAGAACTGCCAATTTACGGCTGATGCCCGTTAAAGACTTCTCTGGGGCTAGTCAACGAATTCTTTTTGAGACTGACACTGGCGACGTAGCGGGTGCAATGCTCGTTCACAAGGCCAGTGCAGACGTTCTTGAGTTTGGTGGCAATACCTCGCTTGCAAACTCAGTGAGCTCATACAGTTTCTTCGCTTCTTCAACAGGGGTGGCAGGAGAAAAGGTGGGTGTAGGCGTCCTTAAAATCGACCATCAAGGACTTTATCCTTACCTTGACTACAAGTATTCGCTGGGCCTCGGCGCAAAACGCTTTTCACAAATCTATGCTCAAACGGGAACAATTGAAACTTCCGATGAACGAGCTAAAACTTCAATCGTTTCGCCTGACGACTCTCTCATGCGCGCCTGGGGCAAAGTGGGGTTCAAGGTCTTCCAGTTCAAGGACGCTGTAGAGAAGAAGGGTGCTGACGCCCGTCTCCACGTTGGCGTTATTGCTCAGGAGGTGAAGGCGGCGTTCAAGTCCGAAGGTCTGGACGCCTCGCGCTACGGCCTCTTCTGCCACGACGCGTGGGAGGATGAGTACGAGGACGTCACCGTGGTGGATCAGCCGGAGGTGACGGACGACGACGGGAACATCACGACGCCCGAAGTGTCGCACGTGGAAAAGCGTTTGGTGACTGCCGCCGGAGACCGGTACGGCATTCGCTACGAAGAAGCCTTGGCCCTTGAGTGCGCCTACCAGCGCTGGCGCCTGGCGCAGATTGAGGCGCGGCTGTAACGAAACCCTGTTTCAGTAGCGATTCGTAGAACTGAGATTGCAAAGAGAACCCCGGCGATGAACCGGGGTTTTTCGTGCGCGTACTTCCTGACTCTGCGCCGATCATGCTGGCATAGGAGGCGCTATGGAAATACGTAGAACGACTTGGGCGGAAACGTTCGCACGCCCGGAATTTCAGCAGATTATCAAGGACTACGCAGACGAAAGCGGAAGTCCTTTCATGCGTGGCGCACCGAATCCCGATGAGTACATTGCGGCCGAAAAGGCAGGGGCTTTTATCCCGGTTGGTGTTTTTGACGGCGGACGCATTGTCGGCGGGGTCAATATCATGATCCATCGCATCCCGCACTATCAGGAAGTGCTCGCGTCCGTGGAATCCATCTTTCTCGCCAAAGATTACCGACAGGGCACGGCGGGACTGCGGCTTCTGCGTGAGGCCGAGAAGGTGGCCCGTGAGGCCGGCGCCCAGGTGCTGATGGTAGGGACACGCTGCAGTTCTCGGTTTGAGGAACTGTGCCGGCGTCTCTATACGCCCGTCAACACGGTTTTCCAGGTGCGGTTATGACGGCGGCACTGCAATCTCGCGGCGAACTGCCTCCGACAACGGCGGCAGGGATTGCCGAAGTGAAAGCCCTTGAGGTGTTCAACGAAACAATGCCGCCAGCGGACGTGCCGACGGATCACTTTATCCACGCCGGCTGCTATGTGAGGACGTGCCGAATCGCGGCCGGGGTGTTGCTTACCTCAGCTCTTATCAAGGTGCCGACGGTGGTCATTATCAGCGGCGACGTGGTGATTCGCGCGGATAGCGAGTCTCATCGGGTGACGGGCTACACGGTGCTACGCGGCATGGCAGGGCGAAAAGTGGCCTATCACGCGCTTCAAGACACGACGATCACCATGATTTATGCGACTCAGAAAGCGGTCCCGGAAGACTGTGAACCTGAGTTTACGGGCGAATACGAACATCTTCTCACTCGGAGGAAATAACAATGTCAGGTGCAACAACGGCGGCAATGGTTGGTATGGCGGCAGTGGCTGCGGCGGGTACGGCCGCTTCGATGTACTCAGCCAATAAGCAGGCGAAAGCACAAGATCGCGCAACGCGTCAGGCGGAAGAGAACGCTAAAAAGCAGGCGGAACAGTCCGCGCAGGCTACCCGGCGCCAGCAACAGAATCGGGCGGACGTGTCCGGCATTCTCTCGATGAATCAGGACGGCGGTTTGTCCGGCGGGTCTACGCTTCTGTCCGGGGCCGGCGGCGTCAATAAGAATCAGATGAGCTTAGGCGGTGGTTCTACGTTGGGGTAAGCCATGAGCGACGGTAAGGACTTACGTGAAACAATCCTGCGGCGCTGGGTGGTGCTCTGCAATGAGCGTGAGCCCTACGAATCTCAGTGGCTTGAGATTTCACGCCACATAACGCCGGCAAGTGGGCGTTTCCTGGGGACGGATGTTAAGAATCAGTCCCGTAGTCGGTGGAACAAAATCTACGACAATGCAGCGACGTACGCGGCGACGATTTTGTCGTCCGGGCTGCAGTCGGGGATGAACGATCCTTCAACGCAGTGGTTCGCGCTCACGACGGGAACGCCTGATTTGGACGAAAGCCACGAGGTCAAAGTTTATCTTGACCGGGTGCAGCGTATCTTGGAAATGGCGTTTGAAAGCACAAACGTCTATCAGGCGTTGCACCACGGTTGGCGTGAGGTCGGGGTCTACGGAACGTGCGCCATGATTATCGTAGAGGACGCGAAGGCGGGATTCCACTGCTATCCGTTGGTCTGTGGTGAGTACTGCATTGGCGTAGATGCCTGCAATCGGCCGAATACGGTTTACCGTCGTTTCTCTATGACGGCGGCGCAGATGATTGAGCAGTATGGCCGTGCCAGGTGCTCTAAGGCCGTGCGTGATGCGTACGATCAGGGGCGTCCGGACAAGTCTTTCAAGTGCATTCACGCGATTGAGCCGCGTTACGACCGTGACCGCACAAAGAAAGACAATCTCAATATGCCGTGGCGGATGGTGGTGTTGCAGATTGACTGCGACGAAGGCGAAGACGGAATTCTCCAGGAGTCAGGCTACAACGAATTTCCGGCGGTGGTGGGACGCTGGGGTGCGAACGCTTCGGACGTTTATTCCGAAGAAGCCCCCGGCATCATTGCTATCGGCGATACAAAACAGCTGCATCACGAGTGCCTGCAGAAGGGGAACGCCATTGATTACGCGGTGAACCCACCGTTGATCTTCCCGGTATCCGCGAAGGAATCGGAACTTGATTTCCTGCCTGGCGGCCGAAACTTCATTGATATGCCGTCTCAGGGGAATCAGGTGCAGAGTGCTTGGGCGGTTAGACCTGATCTCACGGCTCTGGCGGCGGATATGCAGGATATTCGTCAGCGTATCAATCAGGCGTTCTGTGTCGATATGTTCCTCATGGTGTCGTCCGCGAACAAGCATCAGATGACGGCTGAAGAAGTAGCGCGACGCAATGAGGAAAAGTTGATGATCTTGGGGCCGGTGCTGTCCCGCCTCAACAACGAAGTGCTGAAGTCCCTCATTGAACGTGCCTTCAACATCCTCGCCCGTGCCGGACAATTGCCGCTGGCACCTCCGGAACTGCAGGGGCAACAGTTGAAAATCCGCTATATGTCGATGTTGAGCCGGGCGCAACGCTCGCTGCGGGCCAATAGCCTCGATCAGTACCTGATGCGTATCGGCAATCTCGCTAAGTACGACAATCGTGTGATAAAGAAGATTGATCCCTTCGCAGCTGCCGACGAATACGCCGATTACCTCAGCGTGGCTCCGTCGGTGGTGGTGCCGACCGAGCAGGCGATGCAGGCTGTGGAGGCAGAGAATCAGGCGATGCAGCAGCAGGCTCAGCAAGCCCAGATGGCTCAGGGCGTGGACTCTCTCGCCAAACTGGGCAAGGTGCCGGCAGACGGCTCCACGATGGCCGGAAAGGTGGTGCAAGGCATGATGGCGGCGCAACAGTAACGAATCTCTCCTGAGAACCGTGGGCGGTCTTATGTCGCCGCCTTTTCCCCCTGCGCGTATGCGCCCTGACCTGTCTTAGGGTGCGGACAATCAGGGGGATTTTTTATGGCAACAACTCCGACAACTTCAGGAAGCACCGGTCTCACGCCGGCTCAGGCAGGGTACGGAACGTTATGGATGCAGGCCGCGGCGGGCCTTATGAGCGCTTTTGGCGGCATGAGCGTTGCCCGGCATCAGAACTCTATCGCGAAGGCTCAGGCCAATATTGCCCGGATCAATGCGCAGTCTATGGAACTGCAGGCGCAGGCTGTCTTGCGGGCTAATGAGTCCGCGACAGTGCGAAAAACGATGGAAGCCGGGCAGGTGAAGTCGGCTCAGCGGGCGGCCTTGGCGGCGAACGGTGTGGCAGTAGGCGAAGGTTCGGCAGCGGAAGTGCAGGCTTCGACCGATATTGTCAAGGAAATGGACAAGAATCAGATGAAGGAAAACGCCGTCCGGAACGCCTGGGGTTACCGGATGCAGGCGGCGAACTATGAGGGGCAGGCGCTGATGGCGGAAGCCTCAAAGCAGAGCGTTGGTCTGAACTTCGCTACGTCCATTCTCAATACAGCGTCTCAGGTCGGCAGTAATTACATGCTCATGTCCGCCAACGGCGTTTTCAAGGATGCCGGCAATAACGGGACGCAGACTGCGGCGACGAAGAAATTTGCTCAGCCGGGCGACTCCCTCACGCTCAAACAGACGCCGACTATCGAAGTAGGCGGCGCAAAGATTCCGATGCTGGGTAGCACTCAGGCGGCGCCGGCGTTCCAGTACGGCGTCTTCAACGGCGCCAAACTCTATTAGGAGAAGGCACGATGCCGATGGTTCCGATGTATCAGGGCGGCGTGCCGTCCGTTGTGGATTCCGGACAGACAGGGCGGCAGGTGGCCCAACTTCCGAATCAGACGATTAACTACGCGAAGTTGATGCAGGATGCTCAGCAGCCCTTGCAGGACTTCGCCAACAATGCCGGCAAGGCACTTCAGACGATTGCGGCTCGGAATATCAAGGCCGAAAGCGATGAAGCCGAAATGAAGTACATGGAAGCGGTGCAAAGTCGCCTCTATGATCCGGAAGCTGGCTACTTCAATCAGAAGGGTAAGAATGCCGTAGACGCCTACGACGGCGCGATGCAGGGGCTCAAGAAGGATGCCGACGACATTCTCGGCAGTTTGTCACCTTGGGCTCGTGAGGCGGTGCAGTCCCGCATTCAGGATCGTCTCCGGTCGGCTCAGGGGCAGTCTATGCAGTGGATGAGCCGTCAGCGGGACGCCTGGCACATCGGAACGTCTAAGGCCCGTATTGATTCGCTTGTGGAAAGCATCGGGCAGAACTACGGCAACAAAGACTACTGCGGCGCGTCCTATCAAAGCCTTGACGATGAAATCACGGCCCTTGCCAAAATGCAGGGTCTTGGTGAGGAACAGACGAAAGCCTTGCGCGAAGGTTACTGGGATATGGCTCAGGCTCAGCGCTATAACACGTGGGGGCAGGATGACGCTGTGGCGGCCTTGACGGACTTTCAGAACAACCGTGGCTCCATCGGCAATGACGTGGCGGCCAAGATCGGGACTCAGCTGTGGCAACAGGCTAAACAGCCGCTCGCGATGATGCTCGCCGGCTCCGTCGGCGAAACAATGCTGAACAAGAAAGACTTCATCAAAGAGTCCCTGAAGCCTGGGCATCGTACCGGCATTCCGGCGATTGATGGGCTCAATCAGGCGCAGAAAGTGGAGCTTTTCTCGGCCGCCTATTCCTATGCGGCACAGAACCGGGCGGCGGCTCAGGCGGATTTGCGGACGGCGGTGCAGAACTCAGTGAAGACGGCGGCAGATCGGGGCTATGACGAGAACGAATTGTCCGAAGAGGATTTCGTCAGGGCGTTTGGCGAGAAAGCAGGCAAAGAACGCTACAACGATTACAAGGCGGCCTTCGATACGAATACGGCGGTCTATACCTATCAGTTCATGGACAATGAGCAGATTCAGCATGACCTCGCAAATGCGAAGCCGGTTCCGGGTTCTCCGTCCTATGCCGATGACCGCAAGCTGTATGACGCTCGTGTGAAGGCGGCTCAGGAAATTGTGAAACTCCGGGCTGCGGACCCGGTGGGTGCGGCCATTGCCACAAAACAATTTGGCTATGAACCGTTGAATTTTGAAGCCCCGGACAAGATGATGGCTCAGCTTGGCGAACGCGTGGCTCAGGCTGAGAGCGTCGCAAGAGATTGGGGTGGGGCGCTTCGCATTCTCTCTAAAGATGAGTCGGCGCGGCTGGTGACGGCGCTCAATGCAGCGGACGTGGATGGCAAGGTGGGTCTCTTAGCTCAGATTGCAAACGCTGTGGGGCCGAACGGCATCCGGATGGTGTCGGATCAGCTGAAGGCGAGTGACAAAAAGTACGCCGTGGCGATGGCCGGATTTGACATAACGCCGGGTGACGGCGGCATTACTTCCGGAGAAATGTACCTTCGAGGGCTGCAGCTCATCGCCGAAAAGCAGGTCAAAGATGATCCGGCAGTGGAAACCGGCAATGTGGCACGGCTTTACGCAACTATCAATCCGGACAACGATGGGACGCAGGGGCTGTTTAAGTCGGACGCGGCCCGGGCCGATACGGTGGAATTGGCGCGCGGCATTTTGGCTTATCAGCAATGGGCGGATTCCGGAAGCATTGAAGGTGCCATAGCTGCGGCCGTCGGTGGCGATGTTGAAGCGTACAACGGCAAGAAAGCCGTGATGCCGAAGGGGATTAAGTCGTCAGCCATTTACTCAGAAGACTTGGGCGATCTCGTAGAGACTCAGGCGCAAGAAGTCAAAAAAGCCCGTGGCACGTTCTACGTCAGCGGTTTAGCGATGACCGGCGAAGAGTTGGCCGCAAAAATGCCGAAACTCGCCTTGCAGACTGAAAAGGTGAACTCAGACGGCAGTGTGACCTACAGCCTGATGCTTAACGGGGAATCAGTGTTTGGTGACGACGGCTCCCTTTATACGTTCGATTTAGTGAAGACGAAGGAATAACAATGCTGTTTTCTGAAATCTATACCCCGTCCTCTCAGCAACCGCAGATGAGCGAAGAGCAGATGCGGCAGGCGAGAATCAACCGCTGGGGCACGGATGCCGTTGGCCCTCGTGATGCGTTCTCGGAGGATTATTCGGATAAGTTCAATACCGTTTTGTCGCCTGATGATGAAGAAAAATATCAGGCATGGGCGACAGAGAATCACCGCGAAAAGGACGTTTACGACTACGACTTGCGCGGTGCCTGGAAAGAGCTGCAGTCCGGCACGATGTCTGAGGATGAGCGCGGTCACTTGGGCGATAAATACAAAAAGCCGAATCATCCGACTTTCTCGGATCAGTCGATTTACAGCGGTCAGGACGGTGTGGCGGGGGGTGTATGGTCTCGGAATGCTGAGGGGAAGGACGTTTACACCCCGGGGCGGAAACTGTCGTCGGTTGAGGCAGATCGACTGCGCCGTTACTTCCTGCGCAATGAGCCCGGCGTCATGCTTGATCTGAAGGACAAGGTGTTTGAGGAACGTCCGCTTCCGGGCGTCAATATGCCTCTCGGCGTCTTCTCAGGGCTTGGCGATACGTGGAAGGGCATTCCCGCTGCGGTGCTACAGACGGCGAGCTCCGCTATCACAGCTTTTAAGAACACCGGGGCCGATGTTCTCTCCCGTATGGGCAGGGACGAAACCCGCGCCTGGTGGGAGGGGCAAAAGGCGGTCATGGATCAGGCCGCCCGGGATATTCGCGATTACAACAAGGTTCACTTTGAGGTCGATCCCGAAACGATGGGTACGGCTTCTCAGATTGTCTACGGGCTTTTCAAGACGCTTCCGAAGGCAATTGGTTACGGTTTGGCGGGCGGCGTCGCCGGCGGCGCACTGGCTTTCGGTGCTGACGTGGGTATCGATGAGACGAATCGCTTGATGGATGAGGGCGTAGACCGCGACACGGCTATCAATGCCGGCCTGGTGTCGTTCGGGATGAACGCAATAGGTATGCGGCTTCCGGCGGTTCTCGGTGCGAGTCGCGGTATGTCCATGGCGTACGGCGCTGCGGCGAATGCCGGGACGAATGTGGCCGAAGTCGAGGGGATCAAATTCATCCTCGAACATCAGGATTACAACCAACTGGCTCAGCAGTACGACTTGAACGGCGTGGACTTGGCGGTAAGCGCGGTTATGGGTGCGGCCTTCGGCGGGGCGTTTTGGCGCAGTCCTGAACAGATTCGAACGCAGAAGTATCAGGACGCGGCCCGTCTTGTCTACGAGGATCAGCGGACGGCTCTTTTCAACAAAGGACAGAGTCAGTTCAACTTCCAGCAGGCGGGCGTACAGGCGGCGATTAACTCCCGCGCCGTGGTGGCCCTTGCGAAGAATCTAGGGATTGAACCGGACAAGGTTCGGGACTTCGCGGCAAAGATCGTATGGTCGGAGGACGGGAAGTCTGCGGAGGTACCGAAGGAAGCCTTCAGTATGCCGGTGACCCAGGGCAAAGAATGGCACATGGGGCCGCAGACGATTGGCCGAGAAAACGAAGCCGTCAATGTGGTTCACATGAACGACGTTCCCGAAGCGGGGCGCAAGGTCGCTATCGATACGTTGGCAGGAAAACTGTCCGAAGGTGTCAAAAACTCTGACAGCGGCTGGGTTCTTACAGGTTCTCGTGGTGACGCTAAGAAGTCGCTACCGCCGTTTAAGTTCGCAGAGAAAAACGCCGGCTTATATGACGCCATTGTCCAAAACTTCGAACAAATTGTTTCGGACGCTAAGCTGATTGAATCTCACACAGACACTCAGCATCAAAACTCCGATGTTCGCGGAATCCACAAGTTTGCAGCTGCAGCTTCTTACGGTGGAAAAAACTATCGTGTTCAGTTGATTGTGCGGGATTATTTGCCTTCGGCCGGTGGTGAGCGCTTGGCGACGCACAGCATTGATGCTGTGGAAGTGGAAGAAATTGGTACCGCAGGCGGGGAGGGGGTTATAGCACCACTTGCACCCACAGACGCTACTAGTGTCCCTCCCGGTGCCGCGCAGTCCCCCGGTGCTGGGGTACCTACTGCGTGGTCGTCTGCTGATACCGTCAGTTTATCAGATTTACTTAAGGGTTTTGTCCGCGAAGATCAACGCGGGGCGTTTGATTCGGTGGATGATTCCTATCGTGCCGAAGGGGCAGCGTACTACGAACCGCAGGAGTTCAATCAGACGACAGGAGCATTCTCTTACGATGCTCCGAGTCAACCGACCGATCGGCTCGTTGCGGTGCACCATATCGATGCCGACAATTTGTTGAAGGCTAACGCACTCGGCGGATTGGCCGTTCCGTCCATAGGCATCACGAAGGTGAATTCTGGTTATTCCGGTTTTGGCGACCTTACCCTGATCGGGACAAAGGGGCTTATTGATCCCGCGACAGGAACGCAGGTTTACAGCGCGGACGCCTATACGAATACGTTCCCCGCGTTTGAGTGGGGAAAGTCCGTTGATAAGAAGAAGTCCGAGGCTCTACGGCAGGAATATCGGAAGACTGAGCGGTTTTTCCGCGGCGGCATGGACAATACCATGAGGTCGCTCATTGATAGCCCTGACCGTGACGACTTTATGTGGCAGTTCCGTACCTCTGTTGTCTCACAGAAGATGTTCCTTGATGAGAAGGGCATCAAGGTTGAGCCCGTTTATCAGCAGCCCTACGCCGGGACGCCTCTTGAGCATCTGTTGCTTCCGTTGTTCCAAAAGATTGAGGCTGACCAATCGCTCGATGTGGCAGGTTCGATGCAGGCCTACAACGAAGCGTACGTGCAGGCGGTTGATGCACTTGGTGACAAGGCGACTCGCGTTCAGAAGCGGAATGCCGACAAGATTCGCAACGGCGGTCGTTTGGTGGATGCTTATCTTTATACCCTGATCAACGATGTTGAGAAGATTGGTAAAGCGCCGACGGAGCCGCAGATTGATTCCTACGCGACGGAAAAGCGAATTCGCGAGGTCTTCGAGAATAACTCGGAAGGCTTTGATGCTTGGGTTGCTAAAAAGACGGAAGGCCTTTTTGGTGAGCCGAAAATCAAGGTCGGCGGCAAACTGGTTCCGGTGACGCTGCAGAACGTTGTCAAGGCCATGACGAAGCGTGTGGCAAAAAACACCCAAGACACGATGACGTTTGGTCCGGGCAAGGTGCGTGCGGCGGCTTCGAAGAAGTTCTCGTCAGTAAAAAGCATTCAGGCGAATCGCGAAAGGGTGGTTGATTCGGCGACGGCTAATGAGGCTAACAAGAGCATTGATGCCGCAATGAGTGACTTCAGGCGCCGGGCGGCAGACTTCTACGGCTACAAGGATGCCTTTGCGGCGATGGACGATGCAATGCGGGCGTTGGCCGATTCTGCGAAGGGGAAGCCGACGACTGAGAAGGTCCGCGCTGCGCTCGTCAAAAACGGTTTCAAGGAGCCGAAGGGAGGGTTCCCGTCAGAACTGTTGGACTCCGGCGTAAAAATTCTCACGGACGTGCAAAAGGGGCTTACGGACTATTTTGAGGCAAAGCCTCAGCGTGCAGTAGGCTTGAGCGAGTTTGCGGGCGCGGTGGTGCCTGAAGGGACCTTGCCGGAAGTGCTGAAGGTTCTGGAGGACGCCGGCGTTGAGGTGCGCACATACGCGAAAGATACTGTTCTCCCTGGCGGCGAACGGACAAACAATCGCTTGCAGGCTGAAAAGGAGTTGTCACAGAAACTGCAACAGGATCGCGGGGACGTGCTGTTTCAGCATGGCAGGGGTGAAAGCGAAATCCGCGGGTCCTTCAACCCGCAGACGAACACTATCAAACTCACGCCGAATGCGAATCTTTCCACGTTCTCGCACGAACACTCGCACTGGTACCTGACGAATCTCTTTGCGCACGCGGCCGACAAAAACCTTTCCCCGGAAGCGCGGGCCGACATTGACGCCTTGCTGAAGGCATTCGGTCTCAAGTCCGTTGAGGAATACAACGCCCTGCCTTTCGAGAAGAAAGTCAAGCTGCAGGAGCAGTACGCAGCTTGGACGGAACGCTATCTCGCTGAAGGTGAGGTGCCGGCAGGGTATTTGCAGGGCATGTTCCGGAACTTCGCCCGGTGGTTGATGGATATGTACCGCAATCTCTTGGGCGAAGGTGCCGGCGACGATGCAGCAAAGAAGGAAATCGGGGAACGCTACAAGGCACAGTTCGGCGAAGATCTACCGGAACTTTCGCCCGATGTTCGCCGGGTGCTTAACCGGATGTACGACGCCGAAAAGAAAATGGCGTCCTTCCGGTCGAATTCCAAGCAGGTGACGGCGGCTCGTGTCATTCAGGCTCAGCGTACGAATAATCAAAAGGTTACGGCTCCCCTGCAGAATGGTTCGGCTCCTGACCACTTCATGGCGGCGATTCGCGCTCAGCAGCAGGCGGCTCAGGCGATGAACTCCGGCGAACAGGTGGATGTTTCTCAGACGATGAAGAACGTCCCGGTGAACGATGCAACGGTTCGGCAGGCACAGAATGCTTTCGCGAAGTCCTTCCAGATGGGGGACGCTGGGACGATAGTGGTGCTTCAGAACCGTGACCGCACGGGTGCTGTGTCCGTCGGACAGATGAACGCTATTGCCACGGCCCCGGACTACACGCGGCTTTCCGTTTCCCGCACGACGGATTCCGGTGCGCCGATTGTTTCCTTTGGGGCGCTGCCTGATTCGCAGTATTTGGGGAATACGGAAACCGTGGCCGACGGCAGCCACAAAATCCCGATGACCTACGCCGTGGTCGAGGCGGATTCGGTGCTCCGCTCCAACAACTTCGACGGGACGCCTGTTCCGGAATACGGTACTGATCATTCCCGGATGCACGCGATAGCGGGTAACGGGCGCATGGCCGGGCTCTCTGAAGCCTACAACCGTGGGACGGCTGAGCAATACCGACAGGACTTGATGGCTGATGCGCAGTCCGTGGGGATCAGTCCGGAAGTAGTGGCAGGGATGCAGCACCCGGTACTCGTGCGCATTATGACGCCGGAAGCCGTGACGACAGGCTTTATCGAGCGCTCGAATTCTTCGAACGTCTTGGAAAAGTCGGCTCTCGAAACGGCGGTGCAGGATTCGCCGCGGATCCGTAACAATGTTTGGAAGTATCAGTTCGATGAGGACGGCGCGCCGACTCCGGAGACGGCGCGGCAGTTCACGATTGACATTGGTGAACCGAATTCCCTCGGGAAGCTCCTTACGGCAGACGGGCGACCGACAGAGACTGCGACGAATCGGCTCCGCGCGGCCGTCTTCTATGAAGCCTACCGTGACCGGACATTGACCGCCCTGGTGGCGGACGATACCGATAAGCAGGGGATCAAGCGCATTTTGAACGCGATGGCGGCTTTCGCGCCTCACGTTATCAACATCCGGGAAGCCTCAAACGGCGCGGTTGACCTGGGCCCGATTTTGGTGGACGTGGTGAACCGCATCCGTAACGCGAAGATCGAAGGGACGCCGCTTGAAAGCATTGTCGGTCAGGGTGACGTGTTCGGCGATAACCCGGCGGTGCAGCAGCTGCTAGGCTTCATTGCCGAGAATCAGAACTCGGCCGCTGCCATTGCTCGGGTGCTTGAACCGTTCGCAGCTGCGGTGGAAAACCGACTGAAGTCGTCCGGCAACGGCCCACAGGGCGGTTTGTTTGGTGAGGCAGAAAACGTCTCGACAGACCTCGCCGATGTTATGGGTATCTTCCGTGATACTCAAAACCGCCTGATTGACGAAGGCAATGCGGCGATGCGCGAGAAGGGGGCTGCTGAGGGCTTCCGTGAGGCACTCCCGGCAGTGGACGTTGTGGCGATGCGCAATACCTTGCAAGCGATGCAGCAGGCAGAAAAACAGGCCGAAAACGTGGTGAATTCGGTCGTAGAGACTGTGGCCGAAGATGCCGGAGTTGCGTCAGAACCTCCGCCCGATATTCCGCCGGACGCAGGATTGGACGCTGAGGCGAAGGCTGCGTCTGAACTTGAGGCGCATCAGGCTCACGAACTCGAAGGACTATCCGAAGAAAACTCCGAACGTGTGCAGGTTGAGGATTTGGCTGCGCTTAATCCTGATTTTGTCTATAAATTCAAGGATGAAAATGGCATTGAGCACCAAATGACGGCTGCTGCGATTTTGGCGGATGAAGCCTCGATTGATAAGCAGGCGGATACGGATATGGCTGGGTTGGCAACGGCCGCAATGTGCATCATCAGAAACAACGGGATTCCGGCATGAAACAAGAATGTAAGGATTTGATCGGGCAAACGCTCGGTCGCAAAGAAGGCACAATCAGCGAAGACGAAGGCAACAAGATTATCGCGGCCTTCGAGTCCAAAATGAACACGCTTTCCAAACGCAAAGATTTTTGGGAACGCTGGGGCTCAATGACTCAGGCGGAACGCATTCAGGCCGCCGGTGGTGAGCTGGCGAAGGATTTACAGGAGCAGGCTCGGCAAAAGAAGGCTGCGCGTTATAAGCAGGTTCTCGCACAAAACCGCTCGCTGAGAGAATTGGATCGCCTTGCGCGGGAAGAGGACATTCACGCTCACGCGGGCGTCGCCAAACTGATGCTCGGTGTTGAACGCGCTGCACAAGGCATTCGAAACGAGTACCTGACTTCGATGCTTGATACGCTTAACGGCATTCGCTCGAAATGGCTTGGTTTTATGGAAAACGCCGAAGATGCTCGCGATTTCGCACGTGAGGTCTATGGTGAAGACACAAAGAACGCCCGTGCGAAGGCCGCGGCTGAGGCATGGGCAAAGACGGCGAAGGATATGCGGGGCCGTGCCTTACATGCAGGTGCAAGGATTGGTCTTATTGACTATGGCTATATTCCGCAGTCGCACGATTGGGCAAAAGTCCGAAATAAAAAAGGCGGCGGGAAGAATGCTTGGATTGATGAGGTGTTCCCGCTTATGGACAGAACCCGCTATAAGCAGGACAACGGTCAGCGGATGACCGACAGTCAATTGCGGGACTTCCTTGGTGAGGCATGGGAAGACATTGTGACTTCCGGACATAACGCAGATAATCTGTGGGACGCCTTGGAAACTCCGGTAGAACCGAGTTTAGTGGGTTACAAGCAATATCCTCATCGTGAGCTGCATTTCAAGGATGCGGATTCGTATCTGCAGTACGAGGCGAAGTACGGTCAGGGCAGTTTGACGAGTACGCTTATCGGGCATGTTTCCAAGATGAGTCACGACATAGCGATGATGGAGGGATTCGGGCCGCAAGCGGAGACGACGTTCAAATTCCTTAAAGAAATTGCCGACGCTCAGGCTTTGGACGCCCGGCGTGAGAAAAGCAGTTGGGAACTCCTTACGAAATATTCAGATCACCACGGTCTGACGCGTGTTACGTTGGATGAAATGTGGCGCGTGCTTTCCGGTGAGGCAAGCGCGATGGCCGTCAACTCCGAACCTGCGGTGCGGTTCCTGTCCGGATGGCGAAATCTCGAAGTTGCCGGAAAGTTGGGGAAAGCCTTCATTTCCTCGTTCTCGGATATTTCGACGTACTTTGTGGCTACCGGATTCTGCCGCATGGACTTTGGGCAGGGGATGCGTTTTCTCTTCTCGGCCTACGGCTCCGACTGGAAAGACTACGCAAACCGCTGCGGTCTCATTGCCGACAGTATCTCGTCCGATTTTATTCGGTGGGGTAGCGACAATCTGGGACAAGGGTGGACGGCCAAACTGGCGAATGCCTCAATGAAGGCTTCTTTCCTGACGGCGTGGACTGATGCGGTGCGCCGGGCGTTCAACCTCAATATGCTGGCGTCTCTCGGTAAACTCATTGAGAAAGATTGGTCGGCGTTGGATGATTATGATCGGGCGCGACTTCAGGACGGCGGTATTGGAGAGGCCGAATGGCGGCTGATGCAGGAGGCCGGGACAGAAGAATTCAAGGGCGTGAAGTTCCTGTCGTATAAGCGGCTGAAGGAAATTTCTTCGGATCCGAAGAGGATGATCGTTGACGAGAACGCTGAATCTCTTGCGAGTAAGGTCATCGGCTTTATCCTCAATGAAGGCGAAATGGCTTCCCTCAGTCCTGACTTGATTACTCGGACGGAAGCAAGCCGCGGTAATAAGCGAGGAACAATGTCGGGCGAGCTGTGGCGTGCTGCGATGCTCTTCAAGTCGTTTCCTTTGGCAATGATGGAAAAGCACTGGCGGCGGGCGCAGTTCTTAAATCACCACGGCGGCCGAGTGAATCAACTTGGGTACCTGGCGGCGATGGTAGTATCGACGACGGTCATGGGGGCATTGTCCCTTCAGATTCAAGACTTGCTCAATGGTAAGGACGCAGAAGATGTTTTCTCCGGAAAATTCTGGGCGGCTGCGCTGACAAAGGGTGGCGGCTTAGGTTTTCTTGGGGACTGGATTGTGAACGGACTCTCTGATGATTCTCGTTACGGTGCAATGTCTGGCGCGGCTAACATTCTTGGCCCTCAGCTTGGTTCGGTGATTGAGGCTTCGGACGCGGCGTTTGCTTGGGCTCGTGCACCTATCTACGACAAGGATACAAAACCCGGTGCGAAAACTGTGCGTTCAATCCGATCTCACCTTCCGTTCCTCAATATGTGGTACACGTCAACGGCGATTGACCGCGCCTTTATGAACGAGTTCAATGAGTGGATGTCGCCGGGATACCTGTCGCGGATGGAAAAGAAGCTGCGCCGTGGGACTGGACAGGACTACTGGTTGCCGCTTGACAATCTCACGCCGACGCGCGCGCCGAGAATGGCGGATCAACCGAGAAAATAAACTAAGCCCCCGGCGTGAGGGGGCTTTTTAATTCGGGCGAAATCTACAGAATTAGACGATTTCCAACTGCGTCGTAATACTGACAATCTTCATCGGCAAGGGCTGGTTTTGCCGGATACAGATTTGTCCGCCGTCGCCCCAACGGGGATTGACCTGCGTCGTCACTTCGCCCGTGATGGGTGTCGGCGGCGTGCCGGCAAGTTCCGTGCCGCGTGCGGGGTAGTCTGTAAGTTTATCGAACGTCGGGCCCGTCTGCAGCCCTGACGTGTTGACAAGACGTACGGAAACCTTCTGAACGTTCTTCATGTGGCCTGAGCCGAAAGAACCGTCCTGCAGCGCCAAGGCAATCGGCAAAGTTTGAAGGTCGGCGGTGTACGGCAGTCCGATATGCACCAACGACGCCGGCTCCTGCAACTTGATTTTTCCGTCTTTCACCACTTGATTCGGTTCTACTGAACCGTCGGCCAAGATGGAAACGGTGGCGCCTTCGAGCCACGTTAGTCCGGAAATCTCGTCTTTGGCATCGCCGCGATAGGTTCCGCAACAATCCAGGTGGACGCTTTCTTCAAGCGTGGTGTATTTGCGTTCGTGCATCCGTTCGATAAAGCGGCGGGTGTTGCCATTGATCGTACGGCGCACGACGACGTAAAGTACGTCTTCTTCGCCTTCCGGAACGACGGTGCACGATTCGAAGACGCCGTCCGTGGTAAGGGACGAGAATGCGCCGACGGATTGTTCCGGAACGTAGGTGAACGCAATCAGGTTGCCGGCAGAGCTGACACACCAAATGATCGGCCACGGTGCTTTTGAGTAAGAAAGGTCGATAGGTCCCAGGTTGTCGAAAAGGTGGTTTGCCCGGAGACAAACGTCATTTGTGACGAAACCGCCGGCTTCGTACGAGTAGCCGCATTCCCGAAGGTGTCCGCCGCGGGCGCTCGCGTAGACGCAGGCGTTGTTGATTACCAACGGTTGCACAGAATTTGCGCCGACATACGACTGCGGCCGCACGGACATTGACGTTGGCGTAATGGCGTCAGAGTTTAACGGGCTGACTCGCCATTCAGCTGCGCCCGTGAAAAGCATCAGTTGTGACAATGGGACAAAGTGCTGAATGCGGTTAGCCTCGCGGGCGGCGACGCGGATAGCGATGCGGTCGTCATCCTGCGACGGCAGGCTGTAGCTCATATCAGACTCGGTACCGGACTTGGTGGCCCAGATGTTGTTAGGGCGGTTGTAAGTGCCGCCGAACCAACGCCGCTGTTCGAAGTATGTTACTGCGCTCGGGTAGTCACCAGCTTTGCCGACAGTGGCGGTGGCTGTTGCACCTGATCCGCCGGATTTACTGCCGTCAATGTGAACGACAGGATTGGTGTATCCTGAACCCGGTTTCTTGATTACGATGCTGACTATGACACCGTTCTGGACGACGGCCTCAAGTTCAGCCCCTGAACCGGTTGCGTCGGTGACGTAGACGTTAGGGGCGGAGGCCGGTTCCAAGACGACGGGAAAATAGTAATCGCACCTTGCTCCTTTAGAGCCACACTCCAAACTTGCGTGAAATTGGGCTCCCTCCGTATAGCCTTCCCCGCGAGATGTGAGGGAAACGCCCGTCAGGTAAGCGTCCCACCACATGCCTTGAGTCAGCTTGTTGTTTACGTAAGTTAGGCGCCCTTTCCCTCCGGAGCCGTTGCCTTCGATAGTTCCATCAACGTAAAACACTTGAGAAGATGTTATGGGGGGGTAGGGAATACCTTGCCCGTCGTCATGATGGAAATTTTCCGCGTCCAAGTTTACGGATACGGTGTTTCCGTTTGATCCTACGATTCGTCCTTTTTGCGAAATATATGAAACGCTTCGCAATAAACCATACCCGCTCCCGCCATTGGTGACTTTGACCGATGTGATGCCGCCGGATTGTCCGAAGGGGTCGTCGTAAATAGGCGGGGTGATTGATGCGTCGGGGTCGATTTGTTCGTCCCGAATGCTGAGAGTTTTCGTCTGGCCAATGAAGCACCAAACGCCGCCCTGATTGCGATACACGCGATAAAGTTCTGCGCCGGATACGGCGTTCCAAGATATGGTGTTGTAAGCGCCGGTGCCATATGGATTGCAACGGATGGAAGTAGACGGGCCTGCCGCGGACTCGTTTGAGCCGTCAGCCTTTAGGGCGGTTATGCAGTATTCCCGGGTGTAGTCCTCTTTATTCTGCACGTCGCCATTGATGGACTGCACGACGGAAGGAGCCTCCGGTGAGGGCAGTGCGCCTTTGAAGTTGATTTCCACAAGACGCCAATCAACGACGCTGTAGCGGCGTAGTTCTCTCGGTGCATAGGCCGGATGAACGATGGTGAGAACGTCGGCGGATTGAACATAATGCAACGAGAAAAGATCGTCGGCACTGTATGGCGTAGCGACTTCGTACGGCTGGCCGTTACTGCCCAATAAGGTTTGCCCGTTCGTGTGAAAGCGGATGTACTTTTCTCCGAATTCGAGCACCATGGATTGATCCGTTGAGAATGTGAACGGGATCAGCTTCACTCGTTTGTCGGCGTATTTGGCGTAGTTGACGTAAGCGAACCCCGGTCGGTTCTCTGCCGGACCACGGGGATCGATGAGGAAATTACGGCATTTTGCGAGTCCGGCCTGATACTTCGGGTCGCCGGCGCGTCCGTACATTTCCGGCGACAATTCCCCGCCGTTGCAGGACTGCTGATAGGTGCGGATGCTTGCCATTACCATGCCTCCCGCGCACGAAGTTGCGACGCGAGGTAGTGTGCTTCCCGGCGTCGCATGGAAATCTGAGCGTCTTCGGTCTTAGCTTTTGTCAGTGCCGCTTCGTACTGTTTCATGATGTTGACAACTGTCTGAGATGTTGTGTCAGCTCGCTTAACCGGACCGTAAAGGTAACTGGCGAGAAGCAACATCAGTGCGTCAACAAAATACCCGGGGAAGAGGGAGGCATTGTCTACGTAGGCGACGTAGGTCAGCACCGGATCAGTGACATTGCAGAAAAGTACGCGATTGGTGTTGTTTTCAACAAGGCCTAGTTCGAAATGACCGAGTTCGGGGTAAAGGTCGGAATCGATGCCTTCGGACAGATATTCCTCCGATTCGATCTTGAGCGCTCGCATGAATTGGCTCGGCAGGGCGTAGGCGCCTTTGTAGCCGTAGATCGAGGCATCGACATTATTGAGTTTTGTCAGCTGGCTGCGTTTGGTGGCGAAGCTCCACGGGTTTGATTCCAGGATGCGCCGAAGGGCTACAGGGTACCAACGGGCGCAGTGTCCGGCTTGGTCTGAACCGTTCGGTGGGATGAGGGAAACTACCGTGCCGTCATCGCCAAGAATCGACAGAGCGAGATTACAAATATCAACGGATGTAGCCATTTCAGGCCTCCTAAAGAAAAGGGGGCGGTTTAACCGTCCCCTCAGAGTTTGCCTTTAAAGCAGGTCAATCAACCGTCGGCGCGGGATCGTAACCTTCCGTTTTTGTCGTGCGCGGCAATTCATAACCGTTATCAAGTACGGCACGCTGCAGCGTTCCTGTCACGGTGCCGGTAACGGCCGTGATAAGTTTCAGGTAGCGACGATGCTTCAACGGCATCGGAATTGCCTGATTGGCCGGAATCTTCGATCCCGCCTGCGTGAAGCTCAGCAAGTCGGCGAAAGTCGATCCGTCGGCGGAATCCTGCAACTTAAAGGTTACGGTACCTTCACCGCCGGCATCTTTAACCTGCAGGATGAGATTGAATCGAGGAGTCAGCGAACCGAGGTTCGGATACTCCTGTTTCAGGTCAATGACTTTGCCCGTCGTAATGGCGGACGCTAAAGCCTTGTCAGAGCAAAACTTCAAAAGTGCATCGGTAATCATTGCGTCCTCCTTAGCCCAGAGACAAAACCGGCATCGTGTTGGTGATAACGTCCGTGCCCAAACGATGTATAGGAATGCCGTCCCAGGTCACAACCTTGCGTCCGGCAACTTCTCCGGTCGTTAGCTGCACGTTTTCCTTGTTGTTGATCTGACGACGAAGAATGCCGGTAACCGCTTCGTTGCAATAGAACGCGCAACGGCCCTTGTACTCGTCCGGAAGCAGGTTCACGGCCTGCGTCATGAGGTCGATCAGATCGGGGCTACCGGAAGTCTTCGAAGACTTACTCCACTTCGTCGTATCGATGTTGGCAATACGAACGACGGTGAGCGGATCGTAGATAGCGACGCCGATGTCCCAACGGAAATCGGTTTCCAGCGCCCAGTAGTGCTTAGGATAGTCCGACGTACCGGCGGTTACTCGTACGGCTTCAGGGTGGACAGTGGTCTGGAAGCCGCCAAGATTCTCTCCGTACTGCGGATAGAACAAATAGTTCGAGGCCGGGTCCCAACCGACGAGAAGAATTTCCGTCTGCTTGTTTTCCGTGGTGCCGCCGGCGTCGATGATTCGATCCTTGAAGACGGGGTCGGTCGGCGTCACGATGTTGAAGAGCCCCTTGCCACTATTCGGGTCTTTCGCGGGGTCGCCGTAAAAGAGATTGCGTACCGTAGCGCGGGCGAAGCCGCGGCTAAAGGCCTGATCGCGACGCAAGCGCCAAGAAGCGCGGTCGCTTTCCTTCTGGTCGTTGAACTGATCGCGGTCGATGGTCGAGCTCGAAGAACGGCGGCTGCAGGTGTAACGAACATTGTTGCCCGTCACAACATCAGAGCCCCAGCCCTCGTTGTATCCGTGAAGATCGCCTTCCGGGTAGCGGGTGACGATCTGCCCCTTGTCCCCCATACCGTCATTGCCTCGAACAATAACGGCCTGGTCGAAGAAGGGCATATAGTCGCGGATGGTGTGCAAAAACACCTTGCGGGCCACATCCTTGTCACCGACAAGGCCTTCGAATTCGGCCAACGACGTCGGTGCAACGTTGCTGACAATATCTGCCATTTCTGTACCTCATTAAAAATTATTAGACTGCGTAAACGTCTTCTGCGGTGATTTGTCGCGGCGCGGGTTTCCCCGTCGGGAAGCCGCCTTCGCCGAAACGTGCACCGACACGGGCAAGGAGCTTCAGCACGCCTGGATGGTTGCCGGCAGGGGAGTTGATGAACTCCGCAATATCCGGATCGAGATTCCCGTCACTGCCCTTGCCGAACATATCTCGGATGCGGGCAATGTCATTGAGGTGGTCGGCAATTTCCGGGTCATTGGACGATTTTTCAGCCCACTGTTTGGAAATTCCCGCAATCTGTTCCATCTGGCGCTGCACCATGATCGGGGCCATTTTGTTGACCACGTCTTGGGCTTTGTCCTGCGGCAGGTTGAGTTCCTTTGCCACTTCTCCGAATTGCTGCATAACGGCGGCGTCGAGCATGGTGCCTTCAGGCGCCTTGAACTCTTCGTACTTTTCTGGCGCACCTTCAGCGGGCTTGTCGGCCTCGCTGTCTTTCGGCGCCTTTTCACCGTCCTGCTTTTCTTCGGGCTTAGTTTCGGTGGCAGTGTTCAGCAAGGTCTCAGGCATTCCGGTTGCAGGCTTGTCGGTCTGCGGCTGGCTTTCCTGACCTGCGGACTGAGCCGCCGGGTTGGCTGCAGGCTGATCTGCAGCGGGGGCATCGTTTGTATTTTCAGCCCCGGTCGTTGTTTCGTCGTTCATGAGATTCCCTCAGCATTTCTTGATAAGAAGTCGGGTCTATGAGATTGAGCAGAGCGAGTCCGACACTGCGGCGTCCTTCGGCGTAAGCCATTGAAAGCGCGTTTGTGTTGAAAGACGGTCGATAAAGCCCGGTTGCATCCAAGATGATTTCCATAGCTTCGCGGCCTTCTTTCGTGTCCATTACGTAGGCGATGGACTTCTTCACGCGGCGCATATAGCGCTCCGTGCTTTCGCGTCGGGTGGTTTCTTCGGCCTTGATGTCAGCCGGATTGAAGGGGTCTCTGCTCATCATGAACGGCATCTTCAAGCCGTCCGATGTGTGTACGCGCACAAAAGCTCGTGCGCGTAAGCCGGGGATCGTCGTTGATACTGCAGGATACAAAAGAGTTGAGGGATTTCGATGCAGGACTACCACGAATACTTCCGATACCTCTTTTCCTTTGCGGTGGGTGCCATGGCTCAGTGTCTGATGTATTTGAACTCGTTGGATAAAGCGAAACCGTTCCTTTGGTGGGAATTCTTTGGGGCGGTAGCTCTGTCGGGGTTTATCGGTTTTCTGATCTGTATGGCTGCGCACTCTTACGGTTTGCCGGATGAGGCCGCAGGGGCTCTTGCTGGGTTGGGCGGCATGATGGGGAAAGACGGCGTGAGCATTCTGAAAAGTTTTTTAGAAAGAGGCGGCCGATGAAATACGGTTTCTTTGACGAAAAGGAGTTGCAGAGTCCGAAGGACCCGTACAAGTCTCCTTTTCCGCATGTTGTACGTGATGAGCTTTTGAACATTTTGAACCGCATCCGGCGCGAGTGGGGGAAGCCGGTTCTTGTGAACTCTGGCTACCGCAGTCCGGAATACAACGCGACGATCCCAGGGGCCGTTCCTAATTCGTATCACACGAAAGGCATGGCGGCGGATATTCGACCGGATGATCCGCGGTTAATTCCCGAGTTTCAGGACTTGTGCCTGGAACTCAATAAAGACGGCGGCGTTGGACTTTACGACGCGTTCGTACATGTTGACGTGCGTGGGCGTCACGCTTTTTGGGACAACAAGATCGGAAGAGCACACGT